TTTGGTTGTAGACCCATCGGCACAAGTCGAGCGTCCGCTCCATCCTTGATCTCTGGGATTTAGTTGGATAGATCCGGTACTTGAACGACTTGCGCATATCAGTTTATACGGCTTAATGCTATTTAAAGGTTCGCATAAACAAGGGAGGGGCTCTACATCCCCGGCCTAAAGACCGGGGTCTTTCGCCCCTCTCCGCTCCCCGTCAAGATAAATAGTTTTCTATTGGCAAGGGTTGACACGCCCCACAAGTCCCGTTTCGTGTAGAAGATACTCCACTTGCATTATTATTACACACTTCGGATAAATAGGTTATTCCTGACCATGGCGCCGACGGATAGTCCTGGTTTCCGATCTTTGCTCCTCAGATACTGGAGAGCCTGACTACATGCGTCCACCTGGTCGTCGTGCGCCCCGTTCGGAAATATTGTGATCTCTGAGATCCAGTCTTTGACCCAGGGGTGCTTCTCGGGGTTCGGTACGAAGACGTGGTGGGTCTCGAACAGGTCTGCCTGGGCTTCCATCCGGTTCTCTTTTGACCCGCCAGTAACCGGCCACAGTTTCAGGCCGTCGATGTACTCCTGCAACGTGGCCACCAGAGCTTCGCCGTTGGCCGCCTGTTCTACGAGTTTGGGGCCTCGGCGGCCGTAATACGATTCCGACTCTTCAAGTACGTATTTGAGCTGGTCGTTGAACCCCCATTTGCCTCGGGCCTGGTTTAGGAGGAAGTAGTCCGGACCCACTTTGCCCCAGGATTGGCCTACCACCCAGTCTGATTTCTCGGTTCCCTTGAACGTGAGGTCCCAGGATTGACAGAGCCAATCAAACTGAGCTGGCGGCGAGTCATAGAACTGGATCCAGTCTCGCTTGATGATCGAGCCGCCTTTGGCACCGGGTCGCTGTTGCCACTGGCTCTGGAACCGGTAGTCTCCGGTGGCTTTCGTCTCCAGCAACAGTTCGAGCGGTTCGAACTCGGGCCACAGAGGTTCGCCCTCTTTTCGTTCCATGATGAGTTCGCCGGTGAGCGGGGAGTAAATCTTCTCGTCCTGTTCGGCTATCGCTGCAAGCCTGTAGAGGTCCCACCCGTTCTTCTGGATGTGCCAGTCGGTCAGCTCGTCGGGTTCTATCCCGGTGGCGTATGCGGTGGTGTCAAGGCCGTGGAGCCGTTGCATAATGATCAGCACGGCACCGTTGATCTTATCATTCAGTCTCGACGGGTACACCGTCTGGCTGAACTCGCGGTTTGCGTTGGTTCGTTCGGCTTCGGACCATGCCTTTTTGGGGTTCATCGGGTCGTCGAGGATGATGATGTCACCACCTTTTCCCGTGATCGTCCCGTCCAGACCTGCCGAGTACCAACGGCCGAGCTGGTTATTGATGATATCATCATCTCGGTTTCGAGTCAGGCTGTACATGTGGCCCCAGAGTGTCTGGTACCAATCCGAGGAGATAAGGGTGATCCGGTCGTTCAGAAAATCGTTGGCCAGGGATGCTGAGTACGAGATGGTGAGGTTTTGGCGGGCCGGATTTGTGGCCCACTCCCATGTAGGCCACATGACGGACGCCAGCCGCGACTTCATGTTTCTGGCGGGGATGTTTATCGCCGTGCGGCGGTGGCCTTTCCCTATCGAGATGCATTCGAGAATGTCGGCTACCAGGTGGATGTGGCCGCCGTTCGGGCCGTGGCCGGGGACGAACTTCTTAGCTGGTTCGATGGCGTCCCAGCCTTCCAGGACATAGTCATAAAAATGTTCCTGGCAGATTTCACGGTTCAGCTGGATCTCGGTTTGGGTCAGCGGTTGTTTCGTCATCACGTCTCGTCTTGCGGATCAGTTCCAGCATCTGTTTCTTCTCGTCATGGGTCAGGTTGGCGGTGTTGATGACCTCTATCGGCTTACCACCGGGGCCGGAGACCTGTTGGTCCACCGACTTCTTGTCTTTCCATTCGTCGGGCCGCCGGTTGTTAAGCCAGTATTCGCAGGCTCGGACGTTGCCAGACGCCGCCGATTCCCACAGGGCGTTTACCACATCGTCTGTCGCCGTCTCGCAGGCCGCCTCTTCCGCCGCCTTGAAGTCTGGATGATCCTGGGCGAACTGCCAGATTCCGACCCGGCTCATTCCAACCTCTTCCGCCGCCTTCCATGGACCTATGCCCTGGGATCTGAGGGCCAAGTACTGATTTTGCTTCCGTTTCGTGAATTTGTACGGACCACGCCGCTTCTTTTCAGCCATTGACTGCTCCTGCATTTTATTAGATTTATTAGATTATTTTTGTTGAGTTCCCCTTCGATCGATTCGTCTTTCGGCTCACGACTCGGAGGTTGCGTTCGGAGTTCGAGCCGCCTTGTCTTGGTGGGTTTCGGTTTGGCTGACTTTCTTCCCCACCAGATCTGGCAAGAACCACTGGGGCCCGTCATGTCCTTTCTTGTCATCTGCCAATTATCCCACCACCGCTACCATGGTAGTCTCTCTCTTGACTACCTCTCTGTACCTGCCATCCGGGCCTATTAGCTTTGCCCGGATCGATGCATAGCCGCAGGGCTCCACGCTTTCAACCCTGTATACCGCCTTTTCTACGCGGTACGGTCTCAGCTCCAGAGCCACCACGTCGCCCTTCTTGATCTTGGCCCAGGTGGTGACTTTCGCCACCGGGACCCTAACCTGGACTTCGGTCATCTCAGCTCACCGGCCATCCACCATCTCCGCCAACCTATCCAGGATGAACTCTTCCATCTCGGTCCTGACGTCCGGATCCAGTTCATCCGCCCTTATCTCAGTCATCGACGTGCCTCCAGGAGATGATAATAAGGCGCTTTCCCAGAATGTCCCCGGCCTCGCAGATGTGGGTTATGTCGCGGGTGAAGCCCCTCGCCCCATGCCTGGCGTCGATCCGGATCTTCATAGGATCGCCTTTCATCCATAGCGTGAAGATGGCGTCCTTCTCCGCCTCATCTACCAGCCGCGCCGTGTTCGGTTTTTCACCGTTAGCCTCTGCCCCGAAAAATCGGATATCGGGGCGGAAGACGAGCGTGTCGCCTTCGATCCTCATCTCGTCGCCTCCCGCTCGGCCTCCAGCGCCCGGATGTAGGCCGTGAGGAGGTTGAGCTTCTGTCTTATGATTCTGTGGTGTTCGCGGGGCACCGGGGCCCGGAAACCCGGAATTACGCAGTTCCTTGTCTGAGGGGTCTTTGTCTGGATGAGTTCTACCGCCGTCCCGTTCGGGTGCTGGATTTCTACTGTATACACTATTACATTTTCCATCTCTGTTCACTCCTTTCTGGGTATACTCGCCACTTGTCCCGTTTTTGGGGGGATATTAGTGGTGTAATATGGTATATGTCTCTTATGGTATTTATAGTTATCTATTGGCTGCCGGGGCTACCGGCCCCGATTAGCTGCATCTGTGGCCGCATCGAAAAAAAGGTTTATCTTGACGGGGAGCGGAGAGGGGCGAAAGACCCCGGTCTTTAGGCCGGGGATGTAGAGCCCCTCCCCGTTTTATCCAAAACATGTGACTACTCCCCGCCCTGAAGGGCGGGGCTTAGTCACCGCTCAGCGGGGCCCGGTGGCCGGTCACGCTACCGCGTATTTCGTGGGTTCGCCGTCGGTCTTGATGGCTTGGAGCTCTCCATGCTTGACGCCTTTGGTGAGATGGGCCCAGACCCGTTGCCGAACAAACGGGCCAGCGTCTATGATCTCCTCCAGGGTCGTGGGCCCCTGTCTGGAGATGATATCGAAAACCTTGTCCCTTGATGCTATTATGGGGCGACCCCTGGAACTCTTCCTCTGTTTGGCCACGTATGTACCGATCTGGACTGTGATGTCTGGCGGAACGAGAACTGCGCCTTCTGGGACCTCCGTCCCTGGAACTGCGAAGGATGCCACGTAAGCCATATCGCCGGGCAGCACTGCCGCCTGGAGATCTCCTTGACGCCGGGCCATTGTCAGGTATTTTGAGATGTGACTTCCTCTCCGCCCTAAAGGGCGGAGCTTCCTGCTTCGTTGAGCCGACGCTTACTTGGGGGTGACCCCAAGCCGGAGGTCAGTTCTCCACAGGCTCTTCCCCTCAGTCCGAGGGCGCGAATGTTGATTGCCGCATTGAGGTCTCTGTCCAATTCCAAACCACAATGCGGACATATGTGGGTGCGGTCAGACAGTTTTTTGGGAACAAGCTCACCGCAACTCGAACATTTTTGTGATGTGTTTCTCGGATCGACTAATACAACACGTTTGCCAGCTCTCTCAGCCTTGCTCTGCGTCAACCGTATTAGTTTCCCCCAAGAAACGTCTTGGATATGTTTCGCCAGATGGTGATTTTTAAGCATACCATTGATATTAAGATCCTCGAATACTATGATATCCGCTGAGTCCACCAACTTTCTCGAAGTCTGGTGCAGGAATTCGTCTCGCATGTTGGTAACTCTCTTTCCAATTCGAGACAGCCATTTCTGAGCCTTCTTCCTGTTCTTGGACCCCAGTTTCTTTCGATGGAGCGATTTTTGAGCCGCTCTCTGTTTCTTTTCGGCTTGGACGTAATATCTAGGATAGTCGTACACATCTCCATCTGAAGTTGTTACAGCGTGTTCGATTCCAAGATCGACTCCAATTACGTTGACGGAGTCTGTTAGGCCTGGTGTCGGAGAGTCTCGGTCGGTTACGAAAATGACGAACCAAGCTCCAGTTCCGTCCCTCTTGATAGTGCACGTCTTGATCGTCCCTTCAATCGGTCGGTGGACGAAAGTTCTGATAGTTCCTGAGATCTTCGACAGCTTCAACCGAGTACCTTCAAGCTTGAACCCCGACTCAGGGAACGTAAACGAGGTATAACGCTTTTTGAACCTTGGATATCCCTTCTTCTTAGCACCTTCTCGCACCCGTCGGAAGAAGTTATCCATCGCCTTTTTTTGTCTACGAAGTACATCTTGAAGAACATGAGAGTGGACCTTCTTAAGTTCGGGATTCCTTTGTTTCTCACGGACCAAGATGTAAGCTTGATCTTCGTAAGATCGGGTCTCACCGCGTTTCTCCCACACCGACTTCCTGTCAGCGAGTGCTGTATTCCACAAGTTCCGACAGATTTCAAGAGTCTCATCTAACTCTGCGATCTGTGCCTTGTTAGGGTATATGCGAAACTTGTAGGCGGATTTCATTTTGACTTCTGCTCCTCGATGTATCGCTTTATGGTCTCAGAGGTGACGGTTCCTGCAGTACCGACGTAATACGAATTTGTCCATCTGATGTACGGTGCACCCCATCGGTGGTTGTAGATTCTTGCACTGATACCCTTGAACCAATTTACAAGCAGGGAGGGGGCATGTTGCGGAGGCGACGAAACGAAGAGATGTATGTGATCTGGCATGATTTCCAAGCCCAGAATATCTACACCTTTTGAGTCTGCGATGTTCTCCAAGATCTCTTTCAAATCCGCTGCTACCTTTGCAGTTAGTACGGGTCTCCGATATTTTGGTATCCAGACCAGATGGTAGTTGATATTATACCTACTATGTCTAGTAGATCGCATTTCCACAACTGCTTTTAGGCATGGATACTATTTATAGATTACGTACGGGCTTACTCCGGCCTAAAGACCGGAGTTTGCGCCCTGAATTTTTCTATCAAATACCCAGCCTTTTTCGCCCGGGCCTGCATCACGGCTGGTTTGATCCATTCACCGGGCCTGACTGTTGATATCAGGTCGCCGTATGCGGTCAACGTTGGGGCCTCCCAGAAGCATCCTGCGGTCTGAGGTTGTCACCGTCGAAGAGGTCGTCCACCGTGTAGAAGTCGTCTCCGACCTGGAGGACGGGGGCCGACAGGGTGAACACTCCGGCCACCCTCAGTTCGGTCAGGCCTTCTGAGGTTGCCATGCCCACGACATCGTACTCGATCCCGATCTTTTCGAGGGCCTTCTTTACCATCTCGCAGCGTGGACACGCTGCAGTACAAAATAGTTTCACTCCATCCATCAGCATGTTACGTCCTCCACGGTTATCCGTCTGGCTCCTCGGGCCCTGGCGTGAGCTGTTGCCTCCTCGGCTCTGCGGAGAAGGGCTGTTTTGGCTCTGAGGATTCCGGCCCGTCTTATCTTCGATAGGTCCTCTTCCGTTATTAGGTCGATCCCGGCTACCAGCTTCTCCAGAGCGTCACCGTTGATCTGGATGTCGCCGAGTATCGGCCTGATTGCAGATCTCGCCCCCAACAGGTCCGGCTCGAAATGGTGGCCCATCAGTCGTCTCCGGCCCTCGGATTTGCAGGTGTCAACCGCGGCCTCGACCATGGCCGTTCCGTAGAGCCGGACCATATCCTCGAGGTACGATTCCAACAGGAATGTGAGGGCGGCGATCGCTGACGAGGATATCTGCATGTCGTTTGGGACTGCTGACCGGATCAGCGTCCTGACCGCGTTGGGGGGGAGCTTGATCATCTTATTACATCCTATTCTAGACGAGCGTGTCGCCTTCGATCCTCATCGCCCCACCGCCATCGGCTCGTACCAAGCTTCTCCTGGATCCTCGCCTTCTGGGGGAAGCGTCCTGCGGGCGGGGTAGCACCATAACGGTGCA